AACGATAGCTTGCGGGATCGAACGACGTCGTTCGCCCTCGGAGAGTCGTGAGCGAAGCGGAAATTTAAAGTACCTTAATTTAATTGTATTATGGCAAAGAGAAAACTTATTGCTCAATTGAATCCTGTTAATTGTAAGGTTGTTGATAGTTTAGAGTTGGTTACTAAACCAAATCTCGCTATGACACCTAAGCAAGTTCAGGAGCTTACTGATCGAGGTATCGCAGTTAGTCTGCCGAATGAGAAATCATTCCTTGATGGTTCTCCTTCTTCTACGACTGACTGGTCTATCGATCCTATTTTTCGTAGAGATGCTGATATGTGTTCTATGTGGGAATTGTCCCGTGATTGTCAAGGTAGAATTTTGAAAGCGCAAAAAGCGGATAAAAAGGCGCACCCTGTTAAGGATTAATGTGGAATTTTATATCCTCTGCCATTGGTGCATTAGCTCAGAATGCTAATACTCAGAATGCTATTAATGCTAACAAGGAGTCACAAGCGGAGAACCGTGAGTGGAATCTTAATTTAGCTAAGATGCAAAATCTATGGAGTATTGACCAATGGAATAGAGAGAATTCTTATAATTCACCTGCTGCTTATCGTGCTCGTCTGAAAGCAGCAGGTATGAATCCTGATCTTGCTTATGGTGGTGTTACTGGTCAATCCGCTGCTAGTCCTGCTATGACATCAGGACAGGGTTCTCAACCTGTTGATAATTCCTTGCTTGCTCAAAAGATGACTGCTATGAATATTGCCAGTGTTGCACTGGATAATAAACTTAAGGCTGCTCAGATTCAAGGAGTTAAAGAAGAGAATAAAGGTAAATCTCTGGACAATCGTCTTAAATCTCGTGAGGTATCTACTGAGGATGCTTTATCAATGCTTCTCGGATCATCCCTTGGTTCTGATACTCAAATGATGGCAAGTAAGTTGCCGTTCAGAGCATATCAGGAATACATGCGTTTGGTTCGTGAAGAAACGGATCAATCTAATGCTGTTGCTGATAATGATCTTAAATTGCTTGATAAACGTTCTAAACAGTTGGATAATTATATTAAGCAGGAATCCGCTCAATCTTTGATTGATGAGATTAAACAGAAACTTCGTATTTCAAGGAATGAGGCTGAATTTTTGACAAAAACGTTAGCCCTTCGTATTCAAGGATTTGAAGATGAACAAACCGTCAAGCGTTTTGACGCCATTATGTCTGATCCTGATCTTTTGGAACAATTGCCTTCAGGATTCCCTGCCCTTGTTAAACTGTTACGTCTTATATTAGGTAAGTAAATATGGGGAGACCTTATGTCTCCCCTTTTACGATTTATTCTAAAATCGGCTCTCCGTAACTTGATAATGTATGAGTAACTGACACATGTTTGATTTTCAACGACTTTGCTCGCAGTTACGTATTGCCCTAAGTGCTCCTCCCGTGAGCTAAAATATTACTATTATGAAACAGATTTTTTGTGAACATCCTGTTATTATCCGTAATCCTCAGTTAAAGGAACTTCTTATTACTCATCGCTGTTATACGACTCTTACTGGCGATCATTATATCTCTTTTGCTCAGGCTAATTATTTTAAGTATCGTTTCCCTGATTATCAGTTCTCTCCTCGTAGGTTCAAAGTTACTCTTGATAATATTGATCGGTTTAATGTTTTTAATGAGAAGACAGGTGAAGTTTTTCCTATGTTTATTCAAGTGCCTTGTGGTAAATGTGTTCTTTGTCGTGATAAGAAAGCTCGTGAATGGTCTTTCCGTGCTACTTGTGAGAATGTCTTTTCCGAAAGTATTCCTCTCTTTTTAACGCTTACATACAATAATGAGAATTTACCTAAGCATGGCGTATTCAAAGAAGAAGTTCAGCTCTTTTTAAAGCGTCTTCGTATATCTCTTGATCGTCTTCATTACAAGCATAATCTTCGTTACTTTGCTTGTGCTGAATATGGTTCTAAGTCTAAGCGCCCTCACTATCATATGTTGATTTGGAATTTTCCTCGTGAAGGATCGTTTCGCAATATCTGGAATGTCGCCCATTTTATTGAAAAGTGTTGGTCTAAGGTCGCAGGATATGATGGTAAGAAACCTATTTATTCTCCCATTGGTTATGTTTATACATTGCCTTGTGATAAAGGTGCTATCGGTTATGTAATGAAGTATATGCGTAAGCAATTCTGTGTTCCCAAAGGTATGAATCCTATATTCTTTCTTTCTTCTCGCAAAGATGGTGGTCTAGGTGCTAAGTATGCTAAGCAGTATATTGATTTTTATCGTAAGAATCCTCAATGTTTGGATATTACTGTTTGTGATCCTTATTCAGGAATAACTACTACTATCTCACTCCCTGATTACTTTAAACGTTTGTATTTCCCTGCCAAGTCTATTGTGGTCTCTAAGCTTGTTCGTGATTCTCATAAAAAGCTTTGTGATCTGATTTCTAGAAGGTATTCTATTCATGCTGTTGCTAATTATTGTGATAAACCTATTATTTCTGATATTGAGAAAAAAGTACTTCGAAAGTATTGGTTTTTGTCTCCTCAGATATGTAAAAAGCCTCTTGGTAAGTTGATTGATTATTACAGTGAGATACCCTATTCTGCTCTGGACGATATGTATGTCGCTAACGAAGTGGAAATCGCCTCTTTATGCCGTTATCTGATACTTGAAAATATAGATGAAACGTGGTTTAAAATTAAGGATGAAATTACTCAAAAAAGGACTCGTTCATTAGATGCTAAATTTGGTTCTCTACCTGAAATAGATTTAAAGGATGTTATTTATCGTAAAATTAACGCTATAAAACTTGCACAATTAAAAGAAATTATTTAGCTTTGTAGTGTAATTAAAAAACGAGAGATATGGAAAAGAAAAGATTTTATAAAGTTATTCGTGCTTTTAAACACAGTGGTGAGATTCGTGAATTCCCGTTTACGTCACCTTACACTTTTGATGAAGCTTATGCTCTTGCTGTTGATTCTACGGATTATTCTGTTTGGGAATTGATAGCTCTTGTTCCTGTTGAACCTACGTGTTCTATTGCTGCTTATATTGTCACTTTTGAGGATAGAAAAGATACTCTTCGTTGTTCCTATCGTGTTATTGCCGATAATGGCATTAAGGCTATTGATTTGGCTATTAAGGAATTTGAGAATGATTATCATCATCGTGATATTGATGTTGTTGGATTAGAACGTTCTAAGGAATTATGAAAAAGGCTAATTCTTATAATTGGATTTTACGCATCGTTGACCAAAACGGTGAACGGTATGAGAGTAGAATGGATTATACGCTAGCTAATATGCGTGCATGCTTGAATTTTTGGCGCTCTAAGCCTGGTGTTTTGAGCGTCTCTGCTTATAAACAATTCACTAATCTTTAATGTTCCACGTGAAACAATGGAAAAAAGAGTAATTCTAACTACACTACGCATTATGCGTAAGGCAACCCTAGAGCCTATTGTAGATATAAAACTAGGTGTATTTGAGCGCCCCTCGCAGTCTGAAAAGATTCGTGCGTCTCTTGTGGAATCCAATTCGGATTTTATATTTTTGGCTAAACATGAAGAGTTATGTCCTAATTTATTTCCAGATGATGAAGATAACGCCCAATCAGTGGATAGACATAGTTAAACTTTTTTCTACTTTTGTAATAGGTATTATTACTACCTTGTTTGTACAAAGTTGTACTTTGTCTCTTAGCGTTGCTAAGAATAATAATAATGCTACACAGAAAACCGAACAAACTTCGACTTCTAGTGTAGATAGTACTCACGTAAATTTATATCGTTAGTTATGGCACAAAATGTTTTTGACGCTACTTTAGATGTGAATAATCAGATACAGGTGAACACCTTTGATTGGTCGCATGCTAATAACTTGACTACTCAGATCGGTCGTGTTACTCCGATTTTTTGTGAGTTGGTTCCCTCTAAAAGCTCTGTTCGTCTTAATCCTCATATGGGCTTACAGTTTATGCCTATGGTCTTTCCGATTCAGACACGTATGAAAGCTCGTGTCGCTTTCTTTAAGTATCCTCTTCGTGCTCTTTGGTCAGGCTACCGTGATTTCGTAGGTAATTTCCGTCAGGATCTTGAAGAGCCTTACATCAACTTGAATACTTCTTCTAAAATGAAGAAGATGGCTTCTACTGGCTCACTTGGTGATTATCTTGGTTTGCCTACAACTGTTTTTGGCTCTTATGGTCAAGGCGGTGTTGCTTTTCTTACCACTGGTATCCTTCAATGTCCTGGCAATAAAGCAGGTGGTGATCCTAATTATAATATGTTCGAATTTTTGCCTATTCAGAATTGTGATCAGTTCTACCTTTTTGTGGCTAAATATGGTGCTTCTATTACTCAGACATTAGGTAATGGTATTTCGATCCCTAGTCCTGCTTCTGCTTCATCGTCTAATTTCCTTCAACTCGGATATCACTTAACTAAAACGTCTGTTCGCATTGATGATACTTTTAATGCTTCTAAGCGTTTCTGTTTGAAGGTAGGCTACGACAATTTGACGAATCCTACTCAATCTTTAATTGATGCTTTCGTTAATAAGTTGGCTTGCTTTGCGGTTAAGACGGATACTGTTGACACTCATTTTGATCTTAAGATAGCATCTTCTTCGTTCAATGCCAAAACAAAAATGGTAGAAGTTTACTTTACTCTGCCTGAAGAATTAGTTAAGTATGTGCCTGAACACATTGGTGAAACGTTTGATTTTCATATCTATTATAACGTTATCGAATCCCTTGGTCGTAAGATTTCAGGATCTACCACTTCTTGGATTTATACATTCCATCGTGATGTAGTATTTTCTAAAGAATCCGATAAAATAGACTATGAAACATCTTCTGCTTTTGCTTATGGAGCTCCGCAAGGTTTGAAATTTTCTTATCAATTCTACGACTATGCTGACTCTCCTGCTGATCTTACGTTAGCTACTTCTCCGTATTACAGTTCTGCCGGTAATAATAATAATAAGCAGATAAAGATTGCCGCTTATGCGTTTCGTGCCTATGAAGGTATCTATAATGCTTATATTCGTGATAATCGTAATAATCCTTATTACGTTAACGGACAAGTTCAGTATAACCAGTGGATACCTACTTATGATGGTGGTCTAGATGACAATGTTTATGAGCTCCGTTATGCTAATTGGGAACGTGACTTCCTGACTACTGCTGTTCAATCTCCGCAGCAAGGTACTGCGCCTCTTGTTGGTATTACGACTTATACAGAAACAGTTAATGACGTTCTTGCCGACGGCACTGCTGTTACTCGTGAGTTGTCTAAACTTGCCCTTGTTGATGAAGATGGTAAGAAGTATGCTCTTTCTTGGGAGTCTGATGGAGAATCTTTAACAGGTGTTGAATATACCGAGCTTGATAACGGTGTTAAGATGCGTCAGCCTAGATCGCTTGTAGATGTTGCTATGTCAGGTATTTCTATCTCTGATCTTCGCAATGTCAATGCTTATCAGAAGTTTTTGGAGTTGAATATGCGCAAAGGATACTCTTATCGTGATATTGTCGAAGGTCGTTTTGATGTAAAAGTTCGTTACGATGAGTTACTCATGCCTGAATTCTTCGGAGGATTTACTCGTGATATTGATATGCATGCTATTAGTCAGTCTGTCGATCAAAATTTGGCTAAAGGTGCTGAAACATATGCTGGTGCTCTTGGTTCTCAGAGTGGTATTGCTGGTGTTCGTGGTAATTCTGATCAAACTATTGAGTGTTTCTGCGATGAAGAATCCATCGTTATGGGTATTTTGATTGTTACTCCTACGCCTGTGTATACTCAGTTGTTACCGAAACACTTTACTTATCGTGGTTTGCTCGATCATTATCAGCCTGAATTCAACCACATTGGTTTCCAACCGATCTTGTACAAAGAAGTATGTCCTATCCAGTCTTATAACCAAGACCCTGAAAGTTTGACTGAAACGTTTGGTTATAATCGTCCTTGGTATGAATATGTTCAGAAATACGACTCTGCACACGGTTTGTTCAGAACGAGTCTAAGTAACTTTTTAATGCATCGTGTTTTTAACGATAAGCCTCAGTTGTCTAGGTCGTTCTTGGTCATTGATCCACTTCAGGTTACCGATGTGTTTGCTGTTACACAGGCTGACGATGGTTCTGAATTGACTGATAAGATTTATGGACAGATCTATTTTGATTGTCAGGTTAAGCTACCTATCTCTCGTGTTGCTATTCCTCGTTTGGATTAGTATGTTACTGACTATGCGCGCGCGCGATTTACGTGTGCGTGCAAATGTCAGTCCACGACGGTAGTCGCAAATCGTGCCCGTCTGTCCTTATCATTCTAAAATTACTCTTCCGTGGTCAAGCT